CAACGGCAAGCGCAGCCGGGTCTACATCTTTGGCATCAAGTCCCAGGACCAGACCAGCCGCTACGGCAAGTTCCGCGGCATGACCCTGGGCGGCATCTTCAACGACCAGACCGAAGAACTGCCGCATGACGTGTTTCAGGAAATGATGGGGCGGCTGAGTCAGTCAGGCTACCCGCATCAGCTCCTCCTGACCCCCAACCCGCCCGATGAGAACCATTGGCTCTGCCGGGAGTTCCCCGAAGACAATCACATCGTCGGCCGCAAGTACTACTCGGCCCCGATCCACGCCAACGCGCACAACCTCCCGCCTGAAACCATCCCCGGCCTGATTGCGGCCTATCCGCCGTCCCACCCGAAACATCGTTCAGCCGTGTTAGGGATGCGCGGCTTGAACGTCGTCGGCACGCCGGTCTACGGGGGCGATCCAGACCGGGGCCTGGCGCCCATGTTCACGCGGGCCGTGCATATCCGGCCGCTCAGTTACAACCCAAAGCTGCCGCTCCTGACCGCCGTGGACTTCGGCAAGCACCATCCGTGTGCGGTGTTCGGCCAGTACACCCCCTGGAACCAGCTCCTCCTGCTCGGCGGGGTCATGGGCCAGAACCTGTACCTGGAGGACTTCGCGCCCATCATCAAGCGGTACCGCGCCGAGTGGTTTCCTGAGCGGCTGCAGGATCTCGAATGCTGCGACCCGGCCGGCGCTCACGACAACAGCCAAGGGGTCAGAAACAACGGCATCAAGGTTCTACAGGAGCACGGCATCCACCCGACCTACAAAGAGAACAGCAACGCGCCGGATGTCAGGCTCGCCATGATCGAGCGGCTGGCGGGCTACATGCGCCGCAGAACCCCCCAAGGGGAAGCGTTCGGCATTGAGTCCAACCCGGAACGCTGGATGCTGGTCTCCCCTGATTACGTGAAGTCCTGGCAGTTCCTCTCGGCAGGCTTCGAGGCGGGCTATGTGTGGGACCAGAACATGGTCTCAGTGGGCTCGAAGCAAATACGGCGCCCGAAGAAGGACGGCTGGTACGAGCACGGGCAGAACTGTTGCGAATACCTCGAGCTGAACTTTGGCGGGGCCCAGCCGACGTGGGCGCAAGTGGAACGGTCGGTCGCCTCGCACGACAAGGCACGAATTAAGCGGGCGCAGATCGACCGCGATCCGTACGACACCAATTATCGGCGGCCCGTGGCGGCCCGAGGCGGATACGCATGATGGTCTTGGTCGCGTCAGTGGTTGTGCTGGCGATCTTCGGGGCGATTCTCAGGCGACAGGTGCAGCGATGGCGGTAAACCTTCGAGAAGCGTTGATTGCCCGTGTGACGGCGCTCAAGCGCCAGCGGACGGAGAAAGTCGCCAACACGCAGCGGGAGATCGACGCGCTCACCGCGCAGATTACCGCCGCCGAATCGCTCGCCAGTCAGTGGAACACGCTGACGCCTGATCAGGCGCTGGCGCTGCTCGACCAGACCGGGCTCCGGTTGGAGGTCAAGTGACACAGACGCGCGGCACCAATCCCAGCCTCTACACCAACATCAAGACCAAGCCGCCCAAGAAGGGCAAGGGCAAGTAATGGCGAAGTCCAAGAAGCCCCGCGATCCGTTCGACGTGAAGATGGACGACGAGAAGCGCAAGGCGCTCGCCCTCTGGATCTGCGATGAGGTGCAAGGGGCGATTGATGCGCGTGCCTCTGCGGAAGTCGAGTGCGACTACTGGCACCGGCTGTATGAACAGGGCCGGACCCGCATGGCCTCGACGACGCCCTGGCCGAATGCGGCCGACCTCACGTCCTATCTCGCCACTCAGAACGTCGATGCGCTCCATGCGCGGCTCATGAAGACCATCAACGTCGAGCCCATCTGGACCGTGGAAGGCTGGGGGCAGACCGCGAATAATTCCCCGTTCGTCGAGGAATTTCACCAGTGGAAGGCGGAAGAAGAAGGGCTACAGGGCGTGTTCGACCGCCTGAGCCTGATTAGCCTGATTGAACCGCGCGGATTGCTCGAAGTGCGCGAAGGCACGCAGATGCGGCGGGTGCGCAAAGAGTCGTTCGTGGCGATGGAACTCGCGCCCGTGATGGACCCGATGACGGGCCAGCCTGTCATGAATCTCATGGGCCAGCCGGAACAGGCGCCAGTCTTTGACGAGACAGGCCAGCCGAAACTGCAAACCGGCCCCGATGGCAAGTTTGTCGAACCGACCGACCCGAACGTGCCCGCCGTCAAGGTCGTCATCGACAGCCTCGAACCCATCCGCACCGGGCCGCAGTATCGCGTCATTCCGTATCGGGATTCCGTGGTCCTGCCGGGCCATGCGCGGGACAAGGACGAAATCTGGGGCTACGGGAAGCGGTTCTGGAAACGCTGGCCCGAGCTGCGACAGATGGCGGCGGATGGCGTCTACGACAAGGCCGCGATCGAACTCCTCACCCAGACGGGCGACCGCGAGCCGGATAGTGCGCTTCAGCGGTCCGGGCAAGACGTAGCACGACAGGAAGGCTCCACTGCAGAGAAGGAGCTGTGGGAAGTCCTGCTGCTCAAAGACCTCGACGGCAAGGGCGAACGCTGGTATCTGGCGACCATCCACCTCCAGCAGCAGGTGCTGCTCCGGTTGCAGTACGACGACATCGACCGCTCACGGTTCGTGCTGTTCAACCTGTTCCCGCGTCCTGACCGGGCGACCGAAGGCTTCTCGCTCATCGGCCACAAGCTCATCACGACCATCGAAGAACACACCGCTGTCAGGAACATGCGGGCGGACCGCTCGACGATGGCGGTCCAGGCGCCGATCAAGCGGTTGACAGGGGCCCTCTGGGACCCCAACGAACAGCCGTGGGGCGCGGGTGCGGTGATCGACGTGCGCGACATGCGCGAACTCGAACCCATGCAGGTGACAGATGTCCCCAACTCGGTCATCGACTGGGAACACGGCCTCGAGCGCATCGCGGAAAAGCTCGTCGGCGTGAACGATATTGCCTCCGGGCAGACGGTACAGGACAGCAAGACGCTCGGGGAAGTCCAGATGGCGACGGAACAGAGTTTCGTCCGCATGGATCTCGTCGTGCGCCGCTTTCAGGAAGCGATGGAAGACCTGGCGGCGATTCGCCATGCCATCTGGAAGCGTGTGTTGTCCGAACAGCCCCATGGTGTAGAGCCGCCACAGGGCATCATGATCGGCTTGGAGGCTCGGGGCGCGTCCTTACCTGACGGTCGCATTACCGCGCAGATGCTGGAGGGGCAATTCCGCTTCAAGCCGCGCGGGAGCGTTGAGACGGCTGACCCGCGAGCCCTCCGAGCCGACTTCAATCAGATGCTGCAGGCGCTGCCGGCGCTCATCGCCGCCTCGCCCTTCTTGCAGCAGGCGCTCCTGATGAACCCACAAGCGGCTCGGGCCTTGCTCGAGCAGTTCGTGCGCGTGTATCGCATCCCGAACCGGCAGGCGTTCCTGTCGGGGGCCGCGATGATCGACCAACAGGCGCAGCAGATGGCGATGATGCAGCAGATGCAGCAGTTGGGCCTGGCGCCTCCGGGCCAGCCGGGACAACCGCCACCGCAACAGGGGCCGCCCCAGAACTAGCCATGCCAGCGAAGGGCGATCCGGGCGCGTACATCTGCCAGCGCGTGCAGCCGGGCGACATTGTGATCGACGTGGGCGCCAATGAAGGCGTCTATACAAAGCAATACGCGCGGGCCGTGGGAGCGGCCGGGACGGTCTACGCGATCGAGCCTGATGCCCGCTGTCATGCGGCCTTGGATGCGATGCACCGGCCGGTTATTGTCGCCCCGTTTGCCGCGGGCGATGCGTATGACCGCGTGGTGTTTCACCAGTCGCAGCAATCACAGCAGTCGAGCGTGTACGGCAAGGCGGTCACGCAGCCGGTGGGGACGCAGAAAGTCTCCATGATGCCGCTCGATGACGTGACGATGCTGCCGGTGGCGGCCGTGAAGATTGACGTGCAGGGGGCCGAGGCCGCAGTCCTTCGGGGCGCCAAGCGGTTGCTCCAGCAGTGTCCGCTGTGGGTGATTGAACTCTGGCCGTGGGGATTACGGCAAGCGGGCGAAAAGATGGAGGC